GTTTGTTATTCTAGATGAATATGAAATGATGGAATTGGAAGATGGTACAACTAGACAGTTTGAATTATATGAGAATATTGCCGAATTCATTGAGAATTATGAAGAAGGTAAAAAGGCTAAGAAAACGGCAAAGAAGATAAAAGGTATTGAAAAGTTCTTAGGAGAGTGATATCATGTATAAAGTTAGTTGGTGTGGAAAAGATGAATGTTTTAGGTTTTTTAAATACTTTAAAGATATAACCGATGCAGCTAAATTTGCAGAAGAAATGTCAAAAGACTTTGTTATAGAGATTAAATATGAAAATAGCGATAATAACCGATCAACACTTTGGAGCAAGGAACGATTCACAGCACTTTCTTGATTATTATGAAAAGTTTTATTCAGGAGTATTTTTTCCACATCTTGACAGTAATGGCATCGATACTGTCCTTATACTCGGTGATACGTTTGATCGTAGGAAATATGTAAACTTTTATTCACTCAAAAGGACAAAAGATATGTTCTTTGATGAACTGGCAAAAAGAAATATTAAAGTTCATATGCTTGCCGGTAACCACGATACATATTTCAAGAATACCAATGAAGTAAATTCTGTTGACTTGTTGTTGCGTGAATATAACAACATTACAGTTATCGATGCACCACACACAATTTATGTTGGTGGTACCGCAATTTGTATGATGCCATGGATTTGTCCTGATAATCATCTGGAATCTATGGATCAGTTAAAACAAACACAGGCAGACATTTGCATGGGCCATTTTGAAATTGCCGGATTTGCCATGCATCGTGGTATGCCATCAAATGAAGGATTAGACCGTGATTTATTCTCTAAGTTTGATATGGTCTTTAGTGGCCATTATCATCATCGCTCTTCTCAAGGAAACATACACTACCTTGGAAACCCATACGAACTCACTTGGCAAGATTATAATGACGCTAGGGGCTTTCACATTTTTGATTTGGATAGTAGGGATCTTGAGTTTATTGTCAATCCTAACATAATGTTTTATCGTATTCTCTACGATGATAAAGAGAAATCAATTACTGAAATTAACGGTTTGGACTTAAAGAAGTATACCAATACCTATGTAAAGGTTGTGGTGGTTAACAAAACTAACCCATACCTCTTTGATAAGTTTATGAATAATCTGTACAATGTCAATCCAATTGATATTACCATTGCGGAAGATTTTACTGACTTGACAGAAGGTGTAGAAGATGATATGATTGATCAAGCAGAAGATACTGTTACTATTATTAACAAGTATGTTGATGCACTAAAAGAAGATCACATTGATAATGAAAAGCTGAAAACTATGATGAAAGAATTATATGTTGAGGCATTAAACCAAGAACAGGCATGATTAAAGGATATATTTACCGTTTTGTGATGAAAATATCTCACAAATTTAATTGGCATCATATGAAACCCAATCCACATTTGGAACCTGGAAAAATTCAATTGTGGTGCCATTGGTGTGGTGCTCGTTGTACCATACCCAATATGAAAGACTATGATAAGATTTCAAAAAGTATGGTGGAAAAGTAGATTTATATAAATAAGGTTATAGGAGATACTATGACTGAAAACGAAAAAATTAAACTGTTGTCCGATTCCACAAAAACCAATAAAGAATTGGCCAAAATATTAAATTGTTCTGTACCAACCATTTGTAGACACAGAAGAAAATACGGCATAACTGTTCCTAGAGGCTTGAAACCTGGACAACATAATAATATAATAACAAAATATAAAACAAATTGTTTGTTTTGCAAAAAAGAATTTGAAACCGTACCTTCAGCTAAACAAAAATATTGTTCCAGAATATGTTTAAATCGAAGTGAAGAATACCTTTTGAAATTGAAACATTGCGATAAATCTTATATGCAAACGGAACAATATAGAAAAACTTTAATGAAAGATGATACTCCGGAATATAAAAGATATAGGAATAGAGTAACAAAATTGTCGGAACAAACATATAAAGAGAATGAATTACTTTTGAATCCAAAAGGTTACAAAAGAACCAAATGTGGTGTTGCCGATGGTTATCAATTAGACCACAAAATAAGTGTGAGAGAATCTTTTGATAAAGGTGTTTCTCCAGAAGAAGTTTCTAAATTAGAGAACCTTCAAATTTTACCATGGAAACAAAATTTACTGAAACGATGAATATAATATGATTACCTTCCAAAAGGTCAGATGGTGTAATTTTTTATCTACCGGCCAAGCATTTACAGAAATCAACTTTCAAAAATCACCAAACACACTCATTATTGGTCACAATGGTGCGGGTAAGTCCACTATTTTGGATGCATTGTGTTTTGGTCTTTTTGGTAAACCATTTCGTAAGATAAACAAACCACAATTACTAAACTCCATCAATCAGCAAGCTTGTGTTGTTGAGGTTGAATTTGCCATTGGTAAAAAGAATTATAAAGTAATTCGTGGTATTAAGCCAAATGTGTTTGAAGTTTACCTTGGAGATAAGTTACTTGACCAAGATGCTAAGGCAAAAGACTATCAAGAGTTCTTAGAGAAGTTCATTCTAAAGATTAACTACAAATCATTTACACAAGTGGTGATTCTTGGTTCGGCCTCATTTGTTCCGTTCATGCAGTTATCGCCAGCAGACAGGCGAGCAATCATTGAAGATTTATTAGACATTGGTATCTTCTCATCGATGAATGGCATTGTCAAAGAAAAGATGTCTAGTATCAAAGACATTTCCACAAAAAATAAGTATGAAATGGACTTGACATCCGAAAGAATTAATTTCCAAAAACAAAGTATTGAAGAACATAGAAATCGTAATGACGAGGAGATTGCCAAAAAGAAAGCAGAGATTGCATCTAGTATAGACCAAAACTTTAGGTTACAAAGAGATATTGAATTAATCCAGAAACACATTGATGTTCTCCAGAAAAAAATTCAAGATAAAGTTTCCGTAGAAAAGAAAAGTAAAAAGCTGTTACAGTTAGAATCCAAGATTGAAACCAACATTAAGAAAAATGAAAAGGATATTGCTTTCTATGAAGAACACGACAACTGCCCAACCTGCAAACAAATCATTGACGGAGAATTCAAGTCAGAACAAGTTACCGAAAGAAAATCAAAAGTCACTACACAACGGGAAGGCCTTGCGGAAATCTCAACGGAGATTGCTAAAGCAAACCAACGAATAGAAGAAATACATTCAATCATCAAACACATTTCATCACACAATAATGAAATTGTAAAACACAATTCAACCATATCGGCAGTACATAAGTTTGTGGACAAATTACAAAAAGAAGTAGAAGCTTTGTCTACACATAAAGATAGTATTGAAAGTTCAAATGATAAACTACGAGAACTTAAAGAAGAACTTGGACTGTTGGTAAAGAAGCAAGAAGAATTATCCGTTGAAAAACAATATTATGAGTTTGCTGGATCGTTGTTGAAAGATACTGGTATTAAAACCAAGATTATTCGACAGTACTTACCAATCATGAATAAGTTGATTAATAAGTACTTGACAGCCATGGACTTCTTTGTTAACTTTAATATCAATGAGAACTTTGAAGAAACAATCAAATCAAGACACCGAGATGAATTTAGTTATGCAAACTTTTCAGAAGGTGAAAAGATGCGAATTGATTTGGCTCTATTGTTTACATGGAGACAGATTGCAAAATTAAAGAACAGTACTAATACCAATCTATTAATACTTGATGAAGTATTTGATTCATCATTAGATGGTACTGGCACAGAAGAATTTTTAAAACTGATACATGAAATGGGTTCAGATACAAACATATTTGTCATATCACATAAAGGTGACCAATTGTTTGATAAATTCAGATCAATTATTAGATTTGAAAAGAAAAACAATTTTAGTCAGATTGCAAAATAGGAGAATATTATGCCTTGGTTTTTAGGAAAAGATAAATTTGATGAGAGGTGGGCTTGGGTACAAGTATTCACCGAACAAGAGTGTATAGAAATAATCAAATTAGGTAAAAAATCTAATTTAAATAAAGCACTCATTAATGATGGTGAAGAAGATGAAAAAAGGAGAATTACTGATATCTGTTGGTTTAGATGTGAGAGAGAATACTTTTCTGAATTTGAATGGATATATCGAAGATGTACAGATGTTGTAAAAAATATAAATGAAAAATTCTTTAACTATGATTTGACTTTTATTGAAGAACTTCAATTTACTGCTTATAATAAAAAAGGAAGTTTTTATGGCAAACATATAGATTCTACATATGAAGGAAATACTCACAGAAAGTTATCATTTACAATACAATTAAGTGATGAGAAAATGTATAAAGGAGGAGATCTTTTATTGTACAATTCAAAAGATCCAGATAATGCACCAAAAGGTATCGGTGTCATGACAATTTTTCCTTCTTGGACATTACATGAGGTTACACCAATAAAACAAGGAGAAAGATATTCACTTGTTGGATGGGTCTGTGGACCAAAATTTAAATAGGAGATTATAATGTCTGAAATTATTACAATTGATACAAACCAAGAAGCAGTAATTGCACCACCACAACCAAAACAATTATTGAAATTGGTTAAAGAAACTGATCCTATTTTGGCTCAAGCAATGCCAAAATTTGATTTTGATAATCCACCAATCGATCCAAATGCACTAGCATCTAGATTGACTGATACCTGCAAAGAATATCGTGGCGTTGGATTGTCTGCCAATCAATGTGGAATGCCATACCGTGTCTTTGTTATGGGTGCTGATGATGAATATGTGGCATTTTTTAATCCAGAAGTTACACACGTTTCACATGAGATGGCACACATAGTAGAAGGTTGTTTGTCTTTTCCTTTCTTAGGATTAAGAATTACTAGACCTGCTGAAATCAAAGTGAAGTATCAAGACTTTACTGGTGCCGAAAAAACAGCACAATTTTCTGGCATATCTGCTCGTTGTTTTCTGCATGAGCTTGATCATATGAATGGTGTCGTGTATACTGAGAGAGTTAAACCTCTTGCTTTGGCAATGGGTATTAAGAAAAGAAATAAACTATTGAAGAAAATGAAACTAGCATAATGGCAACACCCATAGAATTCGTAGATAAACAATGGCAGGATTGGCAAGAAAGCAATCCTAAAATTGAACACATCGACACAAATGAAGTCAAAGATAGGCTCATTGAAAACCTGTCTTACGCATCACAAATGGATGTTCGTGAATATACATTGTATCAAAAATGGTGTGAAGTCAAAGAGAGATATCCAGTAGAACAGATATCAACATTATTTGGTGATGAAGTTCAAATGGTTAGTAAAGAACAAGAGAAACTTATCAAACAAGTTAAATCTAACTTCTGGATGCCAAAAGAACCTGATGATTATGAAAAGTTAAAACCTGTAATGCAAATTTCAAATGGCGATTTGGCAGAAACATGGAATGCCATTCGAACATTTTCTTCTACAATGAAAAACAATTCAAATATAGGAAGAAACTTATTCTATACTATTGTTGATGATGTAACTAAAAAATATCTTGGTGTAATTTGTATCTCATCAGATTTTTTAGATTTAACACCAAGAGATAAAGAAATTGGATGGTCAAGAGAGGTTAAGACACAACAAGGCATGATTAACCATACCGCAATTGGTTCTACTATCGTACCTTTACAACCTTTGGGATTTAACTACATGGGCGGCAAGTTACTTGCTTTGTTGTGTCTCTCTGATACCGTACAGAAAGATTGGCAAGAAAGATATGGTGATGTTCTAGTTGGTGTCACCACAACATCTTTATACGGAAATACAAAATCTAATGGACTTTCACAATATGATGGGTTAGAACATTGGAAAAAAATGGGTTTTTCTTCTGGTTCTGTTGCATTTGAACCTACAAGAGAAACAAGCAGAATGGTTTTCAATTGGATTAAAGAAAACCATACAAGAAAATATTTTGAGTGGTGGGAAGCCAAAAACACACAAGGTCTTCCACTTAAGCGAGATCACAAAAATAGGTCATTGAATTTCGCTTATTCAAAATTAGGTATTCCAAAAAATCTAATAAGAACGGAACACCAAAGAGGTATATATTTTTCTTACCTCTATAATAATACTTCTGAATTTCTAAGGAAAGAAATTAAGGAAGATAAACTGGTAAAGTCGTTTGATACCAGTGAAGAAACTCTTGCCAATATTTGGAAAACCAAGTATGCTAAGGGTCGTATATCAATGTTAAAGAAAAAGAATACCGTTTCATATGATTCTCTTTTCTATGACGATTTGATATACCTGTCTTGGGAAGAAACCAAGGCAAAATATCTACCACAAGTTGGTCGATAGTCAAGTATACCACAAATAATCTTGACAAATCATATACATAATAGTATACTGTGAGAACTTGCTTAAAGCAAGGATTTAATTTAACTATGAACAAGGAGTTTATATAATGAAGTTATCTGCAAAAGACAAAATGTTGAACGCCCTCAAAGCAAAAAGTGGTTACAACACTTTCACCGTAGCACAAGCACAACGCCGTTTTGGTATCAGCAATGTTACCGCCCGTATCGATGAACTTCGCAAAGAAGGCCATTGCATCTACACAAACTCCAAGCGTACAGAAGATGGTCGTTTGGTTAAGTTCTACCGCATGGGTAAACCAAGCAAAGCTCTCGTTCAGGCAGCTTTGCGTGCCGGTTACTCTTTCAATCAGTAATATTGATTTGAGTTGGGAGGGTTACTTCGGTAACTCTCCCTTTTATCACACATTGGAGTTATAATGGAAATTTCAATTAAAAAAGAAGATTTACAAAAGAAAAGTTTATTCGTTGCAACCCCAATGTATGGTGGACAAAATTATGGGTTGTACATGAAATCATGCCTTGATCTACAAGGTATGTTGATGTCTTATGGTGTACCCATCAAATTTTCTTTCCTGTTTAATGAATCATTAATTACACGTGCAAGAAATTATCTTGTTGATGAATTTCTACATCGTTCAGATTGCACACATATGTTGTTTATTGATTCAGACATTCACTTTAATCCACAAGATGTTATTGCAATGTTGGCATTAGATCGTGATGTCATCGGCGCACCATATCCTAAGAAAGCAATTAAATGGCGTTCTGTTAAACGTGCAATGGAAAAGAATCCTGACATTGATCCAGGTCTCTTAGAAAAAGTTACAGGTGATTATGTGTTTAATCCTGTTAAAGGAACCGCACAGTTTTCGGTCACAGAGCCACTTGAAGTTATGGAGATTGGAACTGGATTTATGATGGTCAAGCGTGAAGTATTTCCTAAATGGGAAAAAGCTTATCCAGAGTTTCGTTACAAACCAGATCATGTTGGTCAAGCCAATTTTGATGGCACTCGTTACATTCATGCATATTTTGATACCGTTATTGATGAAAAATCAGAGCGATATCTCTCAGAAGATTATATGTTCTGCCAATGGTGGAGAAACATCGGAGGACAGATTTGGTTGTGTCCTTGGATGAGAACCTCACATATCGGCACATATCATTTTCAAGGAGATATGCCTGCTGTTGCAAACTATGTGGGTGAAATGTAATGAAATTCAAAGACATAGTTAAGGCATCACAAAATGCCTCAACTGGTGGCCGTAAGTTTGACGGGGGAAAATTACAATATGGTTTGATTCCACCGTTAGCACTAAAAGAGATGGTAAAAGTATTAACTTTTGGTGCTGAGAAGTATGAAGCCGATAATTGGAAAATTGTTCCCGATTCTAAACGCAGGTACTTTGATGCCATGCAACGCCATCTGTGGGCATGGAAAGAAGGTGAACAGATTGATCCTGAATCTGGTATTCACCACTTGGCACACGCAATGTGTTGCCTATATTTTTTATATGAACATGATGTAAAGTATTCTATTGACAAATAATTCAATTTGTGATATTATTGTTTTTTTATTATGGAGAATGAAATGAAGTTATCATCTGATACATTAAATGTATTGAAGAATTTTTCTACTATCAATGGAAATATTCTTGTTAAAAAAGGTTCAAAATTGAGTACCATCTCTGCATCAAAGTCTGTCCTTGCACAGGCAAACATCAAAGATAGTTTCCCTAAAGATTTTTGTGTATACGACCTAAACCAATTTTTGTCTGTACAAGGTCTTTTCAAAGACGGTGAAATTGATTTTACAGATTCAAATATTCTATTCAAATCTGGTAACAGAAAAACAAGTTACAGGATGGCAGCAAAGGAAACTCTTGTTGTCCCTCCAGAAAAAGAACTTGTCATGCCAACAGTTGATGATAGTTTTACATTGAAATCTGATGATTATGATATTCTGATGAAAACTGCTTCAACGCTTTCATCACCACACATTGGCATCATTTCTGATGGTTCAACAATTGAAGTTGTTTCTTTTGATGCAAAAGATGATTCTGCACACACCAATTCTATCGCTGTTGGTGAAGGCAAAGGAAAACAATATAAGATTGTATTCAATATCGAAAATCTCAAAATGATTCCTGGATCATATGATGTTAGTATCTCTTTTAAAGGCATGGTCAACTTTAAGAACAGTAGAGATGACATTCAGTATTGGATTGCATTTGAAAGTAAATTAACAAAGATTGGCGAATAAAGTGGAACCAGTAATCATCGATGATTTTATTCCTTTAATATTTCAAAAGTCCATTTATGAACTATTGTGTGGAGAAGATGTACAATGGAAGTTCTCTAAGTATTCCACATATTCACAACCAACGGATAATCTTTGGAGTATTGATGAACCAACTAAAGAACATATTCAATTTAAACATTATTTTGTAGAGGACAATGTAACAAAAAGTATTTTCTTACCTTATATTGCACCTTTGATTGCTGAATATGAGAGATATGTTGGCAAGGTTACTGGAACAACACGTATCAAAGCAAACCTATTGATGCCTCAAGGTTCTCCAACTTTAGAACCACCTCATGTGGATGATTCTAATCCTGAATCTTACAAAGACGGAGTTTATCTTGGTGGAAGAAAAACACTTCTATACTATGTAAACGGTGGTGATGGTGATACCGTACTCTATAATGAAAAATTTTATGGAGAACCGGTTGGTAGTTTAACCAGAAATCAAGTAATCACACCTCAAAGAGGTCGTGCTGTAATTTTTGATTCGAATCATTTACATTCGGCTTGTTCACCAACAGTTAAGCGGTATCGATTAATTATTAATTGTATATTTGGATAAACTATGACTACAGTACAAACATTATTTGGAAACTTTAATGAAGAACAGTTGAAAACATTAAAAGATGCTATCTCAGAAATCAATTCATCTATGACAAAAATTGATTCAGAGAATGAAGCAATCAAAGATATTGTTGATGGAACATTTGATGCATTAAAAATTCCTAAAAAGATTATTAAGAAGTTAGCTAAGGCACAATACAATCAAAGCATTCAGTCTGAAACTGCTGAGTTCAATGAGTTTGTGGCTTTATTTGAAGGTATGAATGAAGTAAAATGAGTTGTAAATATATTATGGAGAATGTGAATGGAACATCTACTTTGGGTCGAGAAGTATCGGCCAAAAACTATTGAGGAATGTATTCTACCAGATGCATTAAAGAATACCTTTCAAGAATATGTAAATCGAAAAGAAATTCCTAATCTACTATTATCTGGTAGTGCAGGTGTTGGTAAAACTACAGTTGCTCGAGCTTTGTGTGAACAGGTTGGTTGTGATTATATCATTATCAACGGTTCAGATGAATCAGGCATCGATGTTCTACGCACCAAAATCAAAAACTATGCCTCATCTGTTTCACTTATGGGTGGCCGAAAGGTTGTCATTATTGATGAGGCAGACTATCTAAATCCAAACTCAACACAACCTGCAATGCGTGGTGCAATAGAAGAATTTGCATCCAATTGTTCGTTCATCTTTACTTGTAATTTCAAGAATCGTATCATCGATCCAATTCATTCTCGTTGTGCTGTTGTTGATTTCAAGATCAATGGTTGCAAACAGAAAATGGCTACATCATTGATGAAAA